ATCCGTTACCTTTGCTTTGAGTAAACTGCTCGCCTTAGTCGCTTCGATCTGTCTACCGTAAACATTAATTGCCTCAATTTTTGTAAAATTCGATGCCGTTTCTGACATACCAGTACCCGAAAGAGTAGGCAAAGAAAAATCAATATAGGACAAATCAGAACTTGCACTTGCTCTAGTTGAGTCCGAACCATCCTGTAAATTAGCAAGAACCGTCGTTCCGCCAACGGCTGAAAATCCGCTATTTGTGTTTAATGTTGCAGCGTCAAAGAAATTATAACCTCTTATAGAATTAGGCGTTGAATTGTCGCTTGCTCCGCTACCGTCATTTATTGCTAAATCGTCTACTTCCATTCTGTTTCCCCCACACCAGAACAAACAAACAAAATTCCAATTAGCAAAACTAACAGAAGTATTATATGTTAAAGGAGTAGATCCATTGAAACCCACAGTAATAGTTCCAGTATTATCAACACCTACAGAGTAATTATACCAAGTATTTACGCTATGGGGTGCTCCTGTGTCAAATGTAGCAACATCAGTGGAGTTTTTTGATATTGTTACAATGTCTGTAGCCCCTGTGCTATTAACATAAGCCTCATATTTATCGGTTCCATCATAGAAATACCCTAATTTAAGATAACTACTTGAAAGTCTAGGGCAAATATAAGCATTACAATAAGCACCATTTGAAAATTTAGTTAAATCAATCGCAAAATAAGTATCGGAAGCACTAGTTAAATGTGAACCACGAGTCCCATCGCTTAGAGTTCTAGCAGTTGTATCTTTTGTTAAAGTTATATTATCCGTTATTCTGAGAGAAGTGCTTGTTGCGTATTGAGTTCCCCAAGTCGATTGATAACCTCCTATAATAATACCATTCCACAGATATGAATCTCTAATATTTAAAGTCCTACTTGAATTCCCACTTGAATTACTAAAAGGTAACTCAAACCCTGTTCTTAATTTTCTAGCCATAATTAAACTTCCTCAAATACAATTTCCAAACCTAGTTCACTAATTTGCGTTTCTGCTTCCTGTTCAAATACCATTTCTACTCCGAGTTGCCCCATTTCCACTATTCCTTCTATGGACTCTAGGTAATCAACTGCTGCTATTCCTCTTGTATTAACTAAATCCACCGCCACCTTACTCTTGGCATAAGTCTCCGTAGCGTCTAGCCATAGGGTGGAGCCGAGGGCAGCGACCGCCTGTTCGAGGGTCAATGCACCTAGACGTCTAACCGCAGAAACGATTGATCCAATATTAAACATTAGACAGAGACAGAATTTACAGTAGTGTTATGAGTCCCACTCGCTGAAGTGGAGATCATACTAATTGCTTCATTTGTACCTGCTGTAGTAAAGCCCTGCCGTGGACAAAGCTGAACTGTTCCATTAGATGCCTTTAAATTACCTACGAACATCGTTCCAGATGTTGAAAATATACTAACATAGCAATCGGTATCAACTGATACGAATAAGTCTCTAATTTGTGCCTTTAAGCTCGCTCCGGGTGCTGCTGCTAATATTTGTGCAGAACCTAAGCTGACTGCTTTTAAATTCGTGACCGTTGCTATCTCGGCAGGGCCATCATCTTGTTCTGTGACTGGCTCAGATCCATCTCCTGCTCTGATTGCTAGAAGTCTGTTATACACATCAGTTAATGTGGAATCTTTTGCTAGGCTAACACTTGCTCCTAATGAAACCGTTCCTGCCATTGCGTTCAATTGCTGAAGCATCTTTCTTAGTGTTCCAAGTTCACTGTCTTGATACTCTACATCATTGGTACGTTCGTAATCGCTATCGTTACCTGCCATAATAAATCCTTTTTAAAAAATGGGGAGGAATTTCACCTCCCCGATTGAGTTATGCGTTGAGTTAAGAGAATACAACTAGAACCATACTTATACTCTCAAAATCGAACGAGATTTAAGATTAAACCTCAGATGCTATCTTGTGAAGGATTGTGTAACCCATCTCAGGACGTTTAGGCATAGCTGCCAACTGCCAATCTGCTCTAAAGTAACCTTTATTACCAAGAGGATTGTCACCGTTGTCAGGATTATTGATCCAGTTAAGCTCTGCTGTATAGTTAATCGCTTGGAATTTAGCTTTGCTGAATTGAATCTGCCCGATTGGTCTTGGCTGACATTCAAACACCTCAGTAGTAAGGATATTTGCAGTCTCATAGATTGCTTTACCACCCTTAGATACAGGTTTGTAATTAGGGTTAGCTGCATACTTTTTACCAGTTCCAGAAGAAGCTGCTGAGATCCAAGGATATAATCTTTGTCCTGCTGCATTGAAACGGATTGGGAAGAGGTCTACATTTGGCATGAAACCATTTAACGCTCTGTCAATACCTCTAGCTCTAAAGTTTTCCATTGGCATTGCATAACGAATATCTTCACGATAGTTAGAATCACTTAGGAAAAGATTAGATTTAGTTTCAGCACCAACAGTCAAAGCGTAAACACGTTGTCCATCAGCATAACCTACTGCATATCTGTCTGCACCTCTACGAGCAAGCTCATTATAGAAATACTCAAGATTTGACCATTGCAGTGTATTGGTTGGGATATTAGCAGTTAAGATACGGAATACATCACCGCTTACAGGGGCAGTTCCTGTTGCACCTGAAGCTGTAGACCAAGCTGCTACTGTTGCAGTTTGAGTACCACCATTATAAGCAGTAATAGTTGCAAATGATCCTGCACCTGTACCGCTGATTATATGAACTTCTTGTCCTACGTATGTTCCTGTTACGGCACTTGCACCTGCATCCAATACTACAGTAGTAGCACTACCGCCTGTCGCTGTATTCTGACGATCTAAGATAATGTCATCGAAGTCAAAAGAAGTATTCTCATCTTCAGTAATATCGTTTGCACCCTTAATAGTTGCTTTATTATCAACCATTCCTGTTGCGTGGTAACGATTCCAGTCAGCATTCTTAGTGATTGCATACTGCATCAAACCTTCTTCAACATTACGGATGAAAGCAAGTGGGTTATGGTCGAACTGAAGGTCAGTCAAACAGATTCCTGGTGATCTCCAAGCATCTACTTTAAGACCGAAAGTTCTTTCGTCATGTCCGAACTCAACTTCAGTTGGGTCAACATCACAAGCAGAACCAGTTCCTGTAGAGCGAGCTAATGTAGCCATCGCTGTAGGATAGTCTAGTGGCAACTCATAAGTTGGCGTTAATACTGTAGGTAGAATACCCTCTTTAGGGTTATAAAACTTCTTGGGAATCAAAGAGACATAAGGGTCTGTTTGCCAATAGTGTGTAAAGATTTTTTCATGGAATTGATCTCTCAAAGCCACGAATAAATTAGTCATATTCGTTAAATCAGGTGCAGGCATAATTAGTCCTCCAAAAATAAAATTATAGTTTAAGTTAAATCGAGTGTGTCATTCTCGTATCAAACACAGAAACTATGACATTTACTGCTTTTTGAAGGCTACCACCTCTTCTATAAGTATTATGAAAGCTCAGTCATAAAAAATAAAATAGAATAAGGTATGCCACTTCCTTTAATAAGCACGATGACAATATAAATCATGCACAAGGAATCTGTCAAATAAAAAAGCCCTAGCTTTTACACTAGAGCTTTTGACAATGGATGTTAATAAGGAAAGTTATCTACCTAGGTAGTGTTTAACCAAATCCTCTGTAGAGTTAAATTGAGGTTTACCTGGATCACTCGTAGTTGTTTGAGCAACTTTAGGCTTTAATCCTTGCAGAGACTTCAACTGCTCAGACATTTGCCTATTGGCGTCCAATAGTGAAACATATTCCTTCTCTAGTCTAGGTATAGCATGATTCACCATGAACTCATTAGCTGCTGCTTGCATAGCAACCTTAGACATTTGAGCATTATCCATCTTACCAAATGCAAAACTCTGAGCCTTTGTTTCAATCTCAGCCAAGGCGTTATTGTAAGTAGAAAGTTCGTGCTTTTGTTCTTCAGACAAATTGCCAGTTGCTTTAAGCGGTTGAAATATCATTCCATACTCATTCTTAAAATCACCAACAGTTTTATTAAAGTCTTGGAATGCTTGAGTCTTTGATTGTTCCTCAATCCCACTAATGAATTGAGAAGCATTACCAAGTGCATCTTCTCTAGCACTAGAAAGTTCTCTCGCTTTCGCAATTTCCTCAACAAAGTCCCTAGCAAAAACCTTTGGCATACCCTCAGTAATTTCTTCTACCGTATCTGCCAAGTCTCTCTTATTCATCTTGAGAAGGTCGCTAACTTTCACGTCAGCACGTGAGTCCTCTAACACTGATTCAAGTCTACTTAAAGATCTATCTAATGGTTCTTGATACTTCTGTTGAAACTCTGGATGCTCAGTAAGATCCTTTTGAGCAATCTTATTTAGAAGTTCTTGTTTCTCTCTTTTAAGTTCTTCAAGTTGAGACTGAAACTGACTTACTTGCTCAGGATTACCCTCATACTCAGTAAGTTTTTGTTTTAACTCGTAATTCTCTTTTTCAAAGTCCTTAGCTTTTGATTTTAGAGCATTCCAACCTTCTAGTGAGGCTTCACTAAGATTCTCTGGTGCTTTAATTTGCTCTACGATAGAATCATTACCAGTTTCTTCTTTGGCTTCATTCTTCTTTAGAAGTTGATCGAATAGACCTTGTGGCTCTTCTGATTCAACAGGAACTTCTTCTTTAGGTGTTTCTTGCTTAGGTTTCTCTACCTGCTCAGGTTCACCCTTTAATGCTTCAATAGGATCAATAGTCTTTTGTGGAGTCTCTACTGAACCTGCACCCATATATTGATTAAATACATCACTCAAATCCGCTAGACCATCACCATCAAGACCAGGTGGCTTCATGTAGTCTGGAACGCTCGATTGCTGTTGCGTTGGTTCTGGTTGGGTAGTTTGTTGTTCTATTGTATTTGTATCACTCATAACTCTGTTGCTTTTGTATCAAAATCTTCTTCAAGAGGATTTAATTGCTTCTTATTTAAAACATCTAAACAGTTAAGAATGGCAGCCTCGCATAGCTCCCATCCACTAATTTCCTTTAACCTATCATTGCATTGTTGAACATCAAAGCCTGTCATGTGGACAGTAGGTTTGCTTTGATTTGCCAATTCTAACACATCGAGCATCTCAGGACTCTCAAGGAATCGCTTGATCTTATCTCGCTTATTATCTGATAGGGTTAATACATTGCCTTCTATTATTTTAGGTCGGTATGTTAGGATTTTGTTCTGCATTTATATTTGGTTCTAGTTGTTCCTCTTGCATCTGTCGCTCTACCTGCCTTTTATACCCAGCATAAGCAGCGACTAGATTGTTCATATTTCCACGCATCTCTTTAGCTATAGCCTCTAAAGTCTCATCCATCTCCATGAATCTAAAGTGTTCATCAAGGTGATTAAGACAAAGATCCATAAATACCATATCTTCTTGAGATAACTCTCCAGTTGACTCAAGTTTCTTCATCATATTCTGGAACATACCCACGTGAACATTTGCGTGTTTATCGTGCATATCCATTCCATCTACAGGCATCGGCACACCATCTGCCATCTGAGTATTCTCAATAGTAGCCAATCGAGTTTGGTTATTGTCAGTATTCATTCCATCTACAGGAAGCGCCTTATTGACCGCTTGTGCCCCAAATGTATTAGCTATGAAGTTCTCTTGTATCCATCTGAAATTGAAGCCCATTTGACGACCTGTAGCCATTAATTGTTCCCATATAGCTTTACGAGCTAATGAGCTTGCCATATTAGCATTAGCACCAGACTTAACGGTAATCTCAGAATTATAAATAATTTCATCTGGAACTCCCATTTCCTTACAACGCTCAACAAACTTCTTAGCAGCAGGATTAATATTACCCTTTTTACGGAGTCTTTTTAATTGATTCTCGTAAACACACTCAGACAACTGAGAAAGGAAAAGAGAAGCATCTGCTTGGCTCATTTCTTGATTGATACTTGCCAATATCTCAGCTTGCTTTGCTGTGCTTGTATTCGCTATCTGTGACCTCTGCTCACGATATTGTGAATTATTCTCAGCTTGATTGTTTTGAAGCATCTCAAGAGCATTAAATCCATTATTACCACTAGGATAATGATTGATTTGCTCTAGCCCTCTAGGGAAAATATTAACTGGCCCATAGGCTTCTACAGGAGGATTCTCTGAGTTTGCATTATCAGTTCTTACAAAGTTCAATCCCATTGTAATTGAAGTAGAGTCTACAATATTAGACTTCAAGCGATTCAGAAGCACAGAAAAATGATAGTTCTTTATCCCGAATCCCTTTACTCCATGAAACTGACCATTTCCTACCTCGTAATACAAAGGTGCCAAGTATTCCTCAAAGCTATCAAAGCATTCCTCAGAATGGAAAATAAACCCATCCTTATCCTTGTGATAAATGGGATTCCCACCACCATCAGCTTGTCCCTTTTCCTCAAAGATACAATGACTGACTTTCCCACTCTCTTCACGATAAAGTAAGTGAATAATGTCTACTGTAGTTTGTAGCTCAGAATATCCAAGGTCATTATTCTTCATCTCGTCTTGGATCTTCACCCAATCATCAGATTGAATGTTGTTTCCATGACCTTTTACAGCGTGTTCAATGACTCTCTGAATTTCCTTGGTGTTATACCCTAAGTATTCACTCTCACCGTTCTTGTTTTTTCTCAACTTCTTATAAAGATCAGAAATCGACCACTCATCACGAATCATGATGATGTCCCAACTGTCTGGAGTTAAGCTAGCTCTCTTAGGAGCATGAACCTTATCAGCAGTCAAAGCCTTATACTTTGGGCAATTCTTATCAGGAAACATAGGAAGTCCATATCCAAATTTGATATATTCCTCTACCCAAAGTCTAAATTGAATCTGATAGTCCAATCCCCAGTCGTCATAGAACATATCAAATGCTTGTTCCATAGCACGTTGCCAAATACCAGACCTAGGTGACTGACTATGAATTGTAATCGCAATCTTACTAGGAACATTATTTACCATGTCCCAATATGGCTTAATTACTCTATTCTTAGACTCCTCAGCATCTCTAAAATTGACATTAGTTCGCCATGCTTCACCACGATTTCTAAGAGTCTCAGGACTATAAGGTAAACCACCCTCTAATTGGTTTCTTACCTTGGTATAGTTTCTTCTTCTTAACTCTCCCTCTTCCCAATATCGTCTAAATAAAGTCCTAGCGACTCCAACATCCTTAATTTTAATGATTCCATTATCATCTGTATAATCGCTAGTTCCATCCATTATTCAGCCTTTTTCTTAGCTACTTTTTTCTTAGCCTTAACTTTTTTCTTAACAACTGGTTTAGGGGTTTCTTCTTCAATTGACTCCACAACTTCCTTAACTTCTGTAGGAGTCTCAATCTCCTTGGATTCATCCAATTCTGATTGTTCATCCAATTGCCAACAATAAGAAGGGTATTTATTATTAGATCCTTTATTCGCTGCATTAACCGCAGACATAGGTAATTGTATTTTAGCATTTATCATACAACCACAAGCACCACACATCTCAAGATTCTCATCCCTACGATTGTCTGGAATTGCAGCATTTATCATTTTGTAAACCGTTGCACAAGCACATCCCCTAGCAGGTCTATTAAGAAAGCACTTATTACATATCGCTTGTCTACGTGCCAACTCTTTAGCATCTACCAACGATTCACCCTTAGCCATCTCCAAAGCTGCACTAGCAATAGAAGTGATCTTATCTAACTTGAAAATTCCTGTTTTGTCCTCATACATGACAATTTCCTCATCTGCTTTACAATGAGGCTCACCAATAATAGAACAAATCTGCTTTAATACCTCTTGCTCAGTCTCTTCAATATCAAAAGAGCCAGTATATCCATTCTTTTTACGACTCAAGATAACATTAGAAACCAGTTGCTCGATACTTCTGCCCTCAAGCCAGAAACCAGAATCAGGGTCTTTAAACTTCCAACCCCCAGGAGGAACTAAATTTCTTTTCTTTATCTTTATCATAAAACAATATACTTATTACATTAACTCTTTTTTGCAACAACAAATTAAAAAGCTGCACTTGAGAAACTATCTTCATATATAGCGTTCACTTTTCTTGCTCTCTCAAGTGCAGACTTATTACTCGACTTTATTCTCTCTCCATCGGTGTTCTTTAACCCAGGTATTATCCCCTTACGTGCCAGTAACTCAGCAAATAAACAAAAAGCATCACCAAAGTCAGGTGATTTCCCAATACGAGACTTCATGTCCTTCTTACTCTCTACCCTTAATAGGTCATTATCCTTAGACTTCTGATTATACAAACGACTACTCAAATCGTCCTTTGTCTCATTATCCATGTTGTTCAACCCTGTAACATCGCCATATCTCATCCATTCTGCTGCTCGAAACCACAACTCATCAACAAAATAAGCATACTTCTCATTACAAGGCTGATCGTCACCCTCTCTCAGTAGCCTCTTAGTAGCCTTACCACCAAATTCACATCCCTCAATAGAACCATCCCACTCAACTTGCATAATGGCATACACACCTCTACCATTTCCAGACTTATCCATTATGAAATTCTCTGGTCTTATCCCATTTGCCTTACATATATCAGTAACCTGCTTAGCAATCTGATAATCCTTCGGCTTAGAACCACCAAACCCACCAATTTTAGGCACAATCTTATGACTACTCAAACAATTCACGTGCCATTGTCCATTACGCTTCTTTCCATACTCAAATATCTGAAGCACACAATCATCATGCTCAAACGCAGGGTCTAAACACGCAATAGTTGTCCCACCATACACAAAACTCTCATTATCATGAGCAGCAGAAGCCAAAAACATATCATTAAATACCTTAGTAATCAGCCCATCAGGTGGAAAATATCCCTTGCCAAACTTCCAATACGTTATCGAATCTGGATCTAACCCTAAGAAATACTCTGCTGTAGGCTGAAATGGTAATAAATTCTTCTCATATTCCTCCTTAGTAATCTCTCCTCGCTCTTTCTTGTAGTGCAACTCCATATTATGGCATTGAAAACCATCTAAGTGTAGACAAATACTGTCCTTCTGCTTTGTCGGCCATGCTAAATCAGTATCATGCACAGTATCCCAACCTGTCTTTGGCTCACACTCACGACCAAACACAGAATACCTATCCTCTGGATTTGCCAATCTAATAAACTTACCATACGGAGCAGACTGAGCATTCTTCTCAGCATCATATATCGCATCTGGCAAGCCCTGAGCCTCATCCAATACCACAATTCTTCTAGGTGCGTGCATACCCTGTATTCTAGCAGCACTATCCTTCTGCTTCGACACAGCCAACCCTTGAATCATAAACTTCTGCCTAGCCAAGTTCTGCTCCCTAGTCAAACCCTTCTCAGGTGCATTCGTAATGCTCATATCAGCACTACTACTCGTAATCTTAAACATCGTAGATGGAATCCTAGACTGCTCAACCGCACTCATCAAATCACTCCACATACGAGTCCTCAATCCCGAAAAGGTCACAGTTGCCAAACTTATCATTGTCTCAAAAGGATTCGCACAATAGTCCAAATACACAATATAAGCAAAGGTGAATGTCTTACTCGCTCTCGTATGACCAATCACATTTATCACCTTGTAATTGCAATACGCCTCAATCTCCATGTCCACCCACTTGTGCATCTTGAACTTAGGATACATCAACGCAAACGCCTGCCTAAAGTGATACTCAGGATTCACAAACCCATCATTCTCACCCAACTTCTCTCTCCACGCAAACAACTCTAACTGCAAGGGACTTATCTCCCTAACATCAAAAGTCCTTCCATAAATAGAGTAAGTATCTCCAGACTTATTAACCTTTAAATCAGTGTTCTTAGGCATTATGAAAAATCAAAAACCTCTTGGCTCAACCTCTTAGCTGCAATCTCGCAGTACTTCTCTTCTAATTCGATTCCTATAGCTTTCCGATTCAAGTCTTTGGCAGCTCTTAATGTTGTTCCGCTTCCCATGAATGGGTCTAGGATGGTATCACCTTTTTCACTTCCAAGGTTTAATAGCTTTGCCATTAGCTTTAGTGGCTTTTCATTTGGATGATTAGTTTCTTTTTCTGAGTTTGCTAATACAGAAAAACAAGACTTATCTTTATATCCACCAAACAGCCTTCCCTTAGACCACTTGTGAACGCAATATTCCACATCTGAAAGATAAGTATTATTGAAAGTCGGGATTGGATTCGGCTTACACCATGTAATCAAATTCCATTTTCCGTTTACCGCTTTACTTATTACCTCTTGCAATCCTAGTCTTGGACAAAAACAGAACCAATTATCAAATAAATCTAAAATAGATGTATCAAATCCTGAGTCAGTAAATCCTCTAGTATTTTCCCTCGCTTTCCTTGAGCCAAGTTCGCCTCCACCTCCTTTCCCCATATTAAGCAAATACGGAGGATCAGTTAAGACCAAATCTACCTTCGGCAAACTAGGTAACACTTCCCTGCAATCTGCATTGTAAATAGTGCAGTACTTATCTTCGTAATATGGTTTCATTTAACTTACTGTTCCCCAATATAGTTACCTTGCTCGTCGCACATCCCATCTTTGGGATAATTCGTTTGGCTTATCGCATCATTAAGAGTAGTTTGAGTCTTTTTCTTATAGTCCTCAATCACCTTATTCTTAATAGCCAATTGTTTCTTAATATCAGTATAAAGTTTATTATGCTTACTACACTTAGCCTTCCATAAATCAGCTTGTCTTTCCCAATGTTCACAATCTTCCCTTAAATTCTCAATATCAAGCCTCAGATTGATATTTTCCTCAATAAGCTCAGCATCAATAAAACTTTGTAATAGTCTCCTAATCATTATTCTGAATACCTCTCGCTATCTTATTCCCAATCTCAACAAAAGCACCATAGTCCTCTTCCAAGCCTTCCAACTCTGGATTCAACTTCTTCTGCCTCTTCAACATAGCCTTATAAGCATTCCTGCTTATCCTACCACCTCCAGAGGGATACGTCAAATCACCTATCTCTCTCGTTTTCTTCCTGTTCTTATACGATCTACTCATAACTTACCTCTCTAACTTCAAATCCCCTATGTGCCATCTCCTCTTTGAACACATCATCATGTTCCATCATCACATGGCACCTAACCTTACCACCAACAAACCGCAAACTATCTACATACTGCATAATCCACTTACTCCTCTCAATATAATCAAACGAAAACATACTCGCCTCGTCCTTCCTACTCACTTCAAACTCGATCATCACCAATCCATCACCTTATCTCTTATATTCGATCTATAACCCATTTGGCATTCATTCTTAGCAGAGGAATACGCATCCCTCTGAACCTTCCTAATAAACTCCTCAGCTTCATCCATACCATCTATCAAATCAAATGCTCCACTCTGGCTCATCTCTTCTACCCACTCCCTAGCTTCTTTCATCTCCTACCACCTATCCTTCACTTCCATCACTCTCACAAAAGCACGATACACATTATCACTACTCTCACTCTCTATACTCTCCACCTCCAATAACGCTGCCTCCTCATTAGAATATATACCAACCAACTCCATTGGATCATAACAATAACTCTGAAATACACACCACACTCTCATATCACATCTATCTCTTCCTCGCTCACCTGAACACTCAACCTACTCTCCCTATTCCAAATACTATACTTGCCACCAACATACAAGAAGATCTCCCATACCTCTCCTTGATAATACACCATCTGCCCTATATTAAACTTCATTTTCCTCGTCCTCCTTAACATATCTAACATCATAACATCCACAATCCCATCCTTCATCCATAAAGTCATGATAATACTCAACCTTTCTCTTATGCTTATCGCAGTAGTAGTAGCCTGACTCTTGCTTGTTTATGTTCCATAGATGGACAACCTCTTCTTCTGAGTTCCTATGTTCTATGTGCTTACGGTGAGAGCATGTAGAATACATACTCCAATACCCAGCAGCCCCAAATTTTCTATAAGGATATTCACCACAAACTTCACATGGTTTAGCTTCTAAATCACTCATAGCCACTCATTTTCTCTCAAACTCAAAGTCCACACGATAACCCAATGCACTCGCTATCTTACACAAAACAACCAATGTCATCCCATCACTCTTCCCACTCACCATCCTCTGTATATGTGGCCTACTCACACCACTCTTCCTACACAAATCCATCTGGCTAATCCCACGAACCTTCAACTCATGTGCCAACCATTCACTAAACTCACCATAAAACCTATCACTTAAATGAAATTTCATCTAACATCCTCACTTCCCATTTTATCTTCCTACTCTTACCACTCTTATCTGTCAATAAATACCTCTTTGGCGTAAACGTAGCCGCAAACAACTTCTCTGGTACTACCTTCTCAACATATATGCCAGTCTTATCATACATAACCTTCTGAATAATACTAAAGGTAGAATTACTCTTGTTCCTATCAAAACTTCCCTTTACGTCTACCCAAGAATCTAATCCAGTAGTAGCAAACTCATACGCACCCTTCTTCTTGCTTTCGTCATCATCCCATATCAGTCCAGTAACCAAAGCAGAACCTCTCCAACTTATAAAAAAGTCAGGAGTATAACATAAGTCATTCAATAAAGTAGATTCCATGTGCTTTTCTTTTGTTTTCAACTGCTTCCACCAACTATACCTTACAGAATCAATCAAAGTGAAACTCTCAGGTTCATATTCCCAATAATTTATATACCCAGCCTCTTTTAACTCGTCTAACCACCAGCTAAAATACAGTTCTTCATTACTCCTAAACTCATCCTTCACTCTGCTCCCTTTCATTAGATGCAAATGCAATCAACTTATCAATATTGTCATCTAAAAAATGCCATCCTGTCGCACAACAATCCCTACACTTCCAATCATGCTCAGTCCTTGTATAATAATCCCTCTTATGATGCTTACAACCTTTCATATTTAAATAATCACATACCGTTAATTCACTTGCCATATCCTTCACTCTGCTCCTCCAACTTCCTCTTAGCCCATTCAACAGCATCCTCACTCTCAGGCTCTACACAATTAACCTCTTCCTGTAACTTCTTTTCCCAAGGACTCAAAAAAGGACTCAGCTCATAGAACTTACCCCAATCAACCCCTCCCTCTGGTTTCTTCCCTTTACCTGCCATATCAATCCTCGTCGTTGTTTATAAAATAACCCTTCACCTGCTCTCCCATCACCTGCTCAGTCAACACCCTTAAAGATGCCCTCAAATGATCGTTCTCACTTGCCAACTCACCATTCTCCCTACTCAACTCCTCTATCCTCTTCACTAAATCACTCGTAGTCACTCTACCTCCTTCTCAATTATCAATAACTCCCAACCACTCGCATCCTTACTCTTATATGCCAATGCCTTATCATATCTCCTAAATACCTTCTCCACACCCATATCAACCCTCTCTACTATGTATACTTTCATCTTGCTAGTATTTTATATCCTTAATCACTTCCCTCTTCCATTTCTTATCCCCATGCAAATATATATATCTGTGCTTCCTCGATCTAGGCTTTAAATAAAAATCATCACCATACTTATCCCTCATAGCCTTAGCCCTGTTCTTAACCCCTCTAAACTCATCTGCTATAGTTTGCCCATGAAGATGCTCTTTCCCTTTTACTGCCCAATCAGTTCTCTTAGCACTTAAACCATGGTAACTGAAATTACAAGCCTTATAGACTATACCCTCGTGCCCTTGCTCAGTATCAGCAAAACTAATTATTATCTTGTTCTTTGGAAGCAACCTTATACTCCTTCCAACTAATAAACTAGCCTCATTCTTTAGGTTATACTTCAAACATAATCTATTTAGCTCTAAAACAGAATGAGCGTTATCCTTCCCTGCTATACCAACCCTCAAAGTAGATGATGGTGGTGTGCCATAAGTAATAACACCTACAAGATCATTAGACTTAAACAACCCAAAAGCATAAGATATACTAGGACATCTGCCAGCATAATGTATATCTATTAAGTATGGCATACACTCCAACTTGCTTATCGCCTTTACAGCGTAATCAGATGACTTAATTCTTTCCTCTTTCATTGTTAGCCTCAATATTGAGCAGTATCATCTATGAGTCAAGTAATTTTTTGAGGAAATTTTTGGCTTGGGGTATATAGGGATACCTCTGGACAAAAATCGGGGGGTGGGGGGGTAGGTGGTGCCCGAATTCGGACTTTAGGGTCTGATAATACCTATAATCAGACCCTTAACTACTTCATAAGTTATTGATAATCAATGCTTGTCTTATAACCTTAGCTTGTTGAGACTGAAGAAAAGACTAAAAAACGCTTGTTGAGACTGGAAACTATATATCAATAACTTTCCCCTGGTCTTTACATTTCGCCAGTATTTCCCGGCCTTTATCCGCATCTAAATAGAAAAAATTGTATTGATTACCAGACTCCGCAACGCTGCCAGCAGTCTGTAGGCTTTCCCCGAGCTTAGCAGAAGCCTCCTCAAATAGACTTACAGCACTTTTAACGCTTCCTAAGGCCGTATTTAGTTCGCCTATGCCTTCGGCTTCGGCAGCGTTTGCCAGAGCCTTTTCCGTTAGCTCCTCAGTCTTTTCCTGGAGGTTAGAGTAGAAGTCCAGCTGACGCTGCGTCTTATATTCTGTTGTTTGTTTAGTCTCTGTTAATTGATTGAGGTTGTCTAATGCTTCTATCTTTTGCCGTTCTTTAGTCCATCCTTGATTATGTATCCATACACGGAAATTCCCTTCCCTTATATTATACTTGCTTGCGATTTCCTTAGGAGGGAGAAGATCAGCCAAATAAAGTTTACGGATTTTAAGTTTCTGTGATCTTGTTAATGTTGTAATAGATCTAAAGGTTTCTTGTTCACTGTTCATATTTTTAAATTCTCTAACGCAATTGAAAACTTTCTTAAAATATCGACAGGAAAGTTAAAAAGTCAAAACTTTCTTAAATTATCGAGTATGCCAATGAGAAATGAGATGATTAAAAACTTTCTTAAAATATCGAGAGCGAAACCAGATATGGCATTTTTTTCCTAGTGAACAGTTGTACATCGGAAAATTTTACCATATGATTCTGAGAATTACAGATATTCTTAGGCTATCCTAAACTATCCTAATTTTCTTAATTTGTAAGTATTTGATAGATAATAAGTTAAGTCTTAGATTATAATAGGCTGTCCTAAATTAGGATAGCTCTAATCTTATTGATATTCAATAACTTACAGAAAAAAAGAGCTTAGGCTGTCCTAAAATAAGACCCCCCTTATAGAAAAAGGGAGAAAAGAGAGAGAAATAAATATTTAGAGATACCCCTCTTTTTTTATAATCTATATATTAAATAATTAACTATTAACTACTTACAGTTAAGAAATGAAATGATAGCCTATTACAATCATAATCATTTTGTAATTATTTTAATAAAATCATCATTATTAATTTGACAACAAATAAAAGCTGACTATTTATTGTTGTCATGAATTACTTATATTTTTTAGGTTACTTGGCTTTAGCTGGAATATCTTTTTTATTCTTTGGGCTTTGCCAAGTTTTATTATTGGCACACTAAAAGGAGAACAAGACAATGAGCATACTAGACACGTATAACACAGACCCAGAATTCAGAGTAGGTTTCAACGCTTATTTTGGAGCCGCCCGACTCGCAGCGATGAACAACACAGGATATTATATATCTGACATTGACCGAAGAAGAGGATATGACGGCCAATTACACATTGAATGGACGTTGAAGAGCAACCCAACCCAAAATGGATTGACGTTTGGCATTATCGGAAGCGACGAATAATGAAAACCGAAACATTCATTAAAAAAGTGCTGGCAAGCTCCAGCACTACAAAAGCAAAAATCTTAAAGCTCGAAGTTCGGGCCTTTAAGGAGATACCACAGAGCCTAAACCAAAAGAGCTGCATAGCAGCCGCGAACCAACTCAAAAACCAATAACCGCACCAGGAGACACAATGCACACACAACTAGAAGAAATTATTAACAGCCACAACAACGGCCAATTCAAACAATATGGCAGACAAGTAAGAGATTACGGAGTAAGAAAGTATTTCTTAGACTTGGCCGACTATTTACACGAGATAAAACAGATTGATCTATACTGGAAACTGTCAGTATCATTTTATAACACACAACGCTAACAGGAGACAAGACAATGACAAAGACACAACAAAAAAGAAACCTAGACTTAATTGACGAACTATTGCCAGAAGCCATGCTTTATTGCATAGCGAAAGCAAAAGAAGAAACAATTAGGGAAATAGTAGAGCCAATTCAAAAAAAGACCTTAGAAGCGTTTAAACCTCATTTTGATTATGACACAATCAATCAATCCTACAGAGATAGAAGAAGCGGTCTTGAAGGTGACAGGGTGACAGCCGAGACACTAACAGAAAAGAATCTGTTTCTTTTACATGGAAAACACAACGGAGAGAGAAACAAAGCAGTTTTAAAAGACTATTATGAAGAATTGCAGCACTGTTACGTAGAAGCCAAATTGAAAGACGCTCCAGATAATTTTTGCCCCTTATTGTGTGCTGAGTCTGACACTAGAGAGATTGAAGGCAGGATGATTGACACATGGAGCAAAGCAAACGGAATAAAAAACTTTTGGAACCTGGAGAAACGTAAACAAGTATTTGATTTGCTTATGTCAGCAATTATATCAAAGCACTCTAAACAATTTGAAAGATTAACGAAATGAGAGTAGTAAAAGTATATTTTGAGAACGGTGATCACCTCACAACGGAGATTAATGGAACAAATAAACAGATTGAAGAATACTATCTTGGCAAGTTTTTCAATCTCGGAAGAGTAAAAGACAATATGCAAAAGTGTATTAAAATAGAGTTTATAAAATAAAAGAAAGAAGACAATGAGAACATTCCCACCAGTTAAAAAAGAAATAATTGAAAATTTGCCACTAGCCAGTCGCAAAAGCAGACGATATGAAAATTTTATTGTACAAGCCTATGATAATGCTATCGGGTGGCTGGACACAAAGCACCAGAGCAATGATTATTTTATTGCTTTGAGACTAGAAGAGAATCTAAGAAAGGATAAAAATAGTTGGATTACTGGAAACCCAACCAATACAAGAATAGCAAAATCATATTATTTCACCCTATGAAAACAATTAGAGACATTAAACAGCCTAGTAAGTTACGACTAAAGATAAACCGCATAATAACCACCATCAGAAACAGAAAGTAAAAACCATGTACAGAGTAAGCACAATTTTAAAACACGCAGAAAAAGACAACTACAAAGAAGGTTGCGACCCTAGTACATCCCAGTTGATGGACTTTGAATTAAACATAAAAAGACCGACACTAGACGCACTTTTTAAGGAGTTGAAAATATATTTAGGAGAATATTTCCAGATTGACCCTTGCGGAGACGCAGCCGACAGAGTTGACTTCCAGAGAACAGAAAACGAAAGAGGAGAAGAGCCGACAGAATTAGAACTTGAACAATGGAAAAAGGGAAAACTTGATTTATGGCTAGTGGATTATACTTGCTACATTGAGAAAACAGAACCTTGCAACATAGAAAAAGAAGCCAGAAGAAAGTAAAAACCATGAAAACAACAATTGAAAACATTATTAAAAGCATTGAAGGCCACAAACAGTACATTGAATCAGAAGATTATGTAAATAATTATGCTGATATGATAGGAGACAGCCTAACATATCACAGCCCAAATGTAAGCCAATGGTTAAAAGAGAACATTGACGAGGAATTGACACAAGCAGAACAGGAAGAACTTGAGTACGATCTTTGTAGTAATTCAGAACACCTCCTCATTTTAGAGGATGGCATTGAGTTTGACGAAAGAGCAATTATATCATGGCCCATACACGAAGAAGAGATTGATTTTCAAGAATACTTGCCAGAGCTTGACCAGAGCAGCCCATTCTTTAAAATCATCATGGAATACATTGAAAGAGAAACTGATGTTATTATCAATGACAGCAGCCCGGGACTAGCTTACCTCAACATGGGATATGCACACGTTAAACTTATCCCGAACGTAGAAACCCTTAAGGAAACCCTTAAAGACTACAGAGCCGAGAACCTATGCACACTATAACATTTTACAGCCTGGAGGACTTTAAGCCCCTCCAGGTGTTAAGAGTCAAAAGAATAGAGCCTATGCAATTAAACAGGATTGCCATAGGGATCGAACACGAAACAAACCAGAGAGTAACCTGGAGAACCGACAAAGAGCAACCACCACAGAACAAACAACAGGAGTTGAAACTAATATGAAAACAAAAGACCTAGAATTCTTAACGCAGATAAAACGCAATTTTAAACTTAAAGATATTTACTCAAAAAGTATGGTGAATACTTTGAGGAGACTTGCGAAACCAGACACACCAGAGGATCTTTATTGCCCGGAGTGCTTGCGATTAGCTTGTATAATTGAGGATATAATAACAGCATGAAAACACAGACCCAACTATTTTATATGGCACACGAACGACTTGCCAACATTAACAAGGCATTTATGGATCTTGTAAAAGAAAACAACATCACAAGCACAGAGCTTGAAAAACTCATTCAGAAGCGGCCCGAGACTTACGGCCACCTGGAAAGCTGGATTGAGACACTAAGACAAAGAGAGGCAAACCAATAACCAGAGGAGAACCAGAAGCGGAGGATTCAACCCCATCCGCTATTTTAAGACCATGAAAACAGACACGTACAAGATATTAATAATAAGAATCAAAGACACCTACAGCAAGGAAGCCCTTGAGAAGTTAGCGGATAAACTAGATCAATTTTATAATGCCGATCTTATAACAGCTAAAGAGCTTGCAAAACTAGACGTTAAAATAATGGAAAAGATTGCTAAATTATGAAAAAACCAACAGAGAGAACATTAAAAAAACTTGCCAGATGGAAAGAAAGCGACCAATGGCAACGAATAAACATTAATTTCACTCCTAAGGAGCTGGAAAGCCTAGAGAGTTACGGACACGTCAAAAGAGGATTATTCAACACGATAGAGGAGATAATAAGACCATGAGAACCTACTACATAAACAAGCACATAATAATGTATAACGATTTCTTTGATACTTGGCAGGTAACAAGCCCAGACAAGCAGCACCAGGAGCATTTTAAAACATTTGAGGAAGCCAAAGCGAAATGTACCGACAAATTGACAAGAGATGAATTTCTGAAAAAACATCCCGAACTTGATAGGCCAGATGTTTGTTTACTCCTAAGAAATACCGAGAACGGAGAGCTTGAATTTACAACAGAAGCAAACAACAAAGACGGCCGATGCGAATGCTGTGCAGAGAAGGACAGAGGGAAGTACATCGTTGAAAGAGTAATAACAACAGAGGATTATAAATCATGAAACCAGAGACTAGAGGAAGGCCAAAGAAAGCACCAGAGGAGAAGAGCGAAAGCCGCTACACTCGAATAGATGTACATTTGTTCACCATTGCAGAAGCTAAAGCCTCCCAGGAGGGAATTTCGACCAGAAAATGGATTGAAAATCTGATTCAAGCGGCCAACGCCAACGCCACGCCACACAAGTAAACGGAAAATTCTCAAAGCACCTATGGTTGCGACGCAAAACGAAAAGACCGACACCTATGAATTTCTCTGGAGTCGAAAACAGAAAACAAAAGAGCCACACCGTTTAAAGTGTGGCTTCTTTGTATCTGACGCTTTGAGTCTCAAAGCACCTATGGTTGTTCTGCTGTTTGTAATTGGCACACTAGCTCTTTTCGACAAGCGTCTGCTTTTTCTCGCCAATATTTATGAGCCTCATAATCCTCAGACTCAATTGCCTCAATACTCTTTTGAGAGTAAAGCCAGATTTTTCCTCTTAGGACTGACTCGTTCATGACAGAAAGAAAATCAAAGCTCCTATAGTTGCGACAGCGACAGCGACAGCCACTCCCATAGCAATTAGTTTCTTCTTTCTGAAGAGTTGTCTGACAGACTTCTTCCTTGCGTAATATCCCTCTCCTACGCTATGGATGATGAGCTTTTCTTTGTCGATAGCTCTATATCCTTTCACGCCCCAATTCTCTCCCCATGAATTGCGAACCAAATAGACGTGTCCTTCAGTCCCACATATCACAGCAGCATGAAGCCCTACCCTATCACCTTGAAAGAGCTTAGTGTATGCTTGAAACACCACTGACGAGGTTTCTAATGCCTTATCTATGGATGCACTATCCATTTTAATTGGCACCACCTCTATAGTTGTTGTCATAGCGTCGAGAGCAAGCCTGCCTCCTTGAAAGTCTGTTCCTTCATCCTTATCCTCATTGCCTTGGATGCGATCCAAAACTTTGGCACGTTCATAGAGATCGTCGCTATTGACGTTCTCTCCATTTTCATGTGCCAAACAAGCAAATGCAGATGCGACGCACTTCTTTATTAAGTGTTGGTTCTCTACAGGTGGGAGATTCTTTCTTCTGTCTATTTTCATTTACTGTTTCTATTAGCTGGGTTTAAATGTGAAATTCGTCGTATGTCTTTCATGGCAGGATTTAACTTCCCACTCCAGAATCGTTTAAACCCTGCTTCCCACTCTTGAGGAGTCCCCCAAGGTGAGCATCTACTGGCATACGCTTGTTTACATTCTTTAGTCCTGCTTTGGACTCCTCCAATTATTTCTTCATTAGTCATTTCTTGTTCCTTTCTCTTTCAACGCTTTTAATCTCTGATAAGCATTACTCGCTGCACGAAACCGTTTTTTAAAGGTTCTATTATTTACAGTAATATCATTTCCATATTGGGAAGTGAACGCTTCTACCTTTTC